TGGGCTTCTGCCCGTAAAGCTTCTCGCCGAGTTGGCGGACCAGCTCGCGCTCTGGCCATGTCAGCCGCTCGTCGTCGGCCTCGATCACCAACACGCGCTGGAACTGCCAGCCTTCGCGCTTGATGTGTTCCGGCGGCCTGCGCTCGCCGCCAAAGCCCCGCGGCGCCCATTTCATTTCGTCACCTCGTGCAGCACGGCGGCGTAGCCTGCGATATCGAGGATCGAGTCCTGGTGCCTGGGATCGCGCGCCAGGCGCGTCAGCTTGAGGTCGATCATGCAGAGCACGACCTCTGCCGGCGTGACCGGGTGGCCCAGCGTGAGCGACCAGCGTGCTGCGATTGCCGCCATCGCAGTGCCGGCGTCGCCGTAGGCCGCCTGCCGCTCGCGCAGCACGAAGGCTGCCTGATCGAGGAGGGTGTCGGCGCTCATGGCCGTTCCTCCTGTCCGGTTCCCACGACCGGGATGGCACCAGGGCAAGCGGTCCTCGTCCACCGACGAGCGGGCGACTTCATCTTCCGGAACGCCAACATTTCGAACTGGCGGACGCGCTCCCTGCCTATGCCGAGTTCGGTGCCAATCTCTTCCAGCGTGTGGGTGCCGTTGCCGTTGAGTCCGTAACGCATCTCGATGACGAGGCGTTCGCGCGGCGAGAGCGTCGCCATGCGGTTGCGCACTTGGTCGAGCTCGGCCAGGCGATCGTGACTACTGGCGACGGCAGCGAACTGGTCGAGTGTCATGTCGAACGCGACGACGTTGGATTTGGTCTCGATCTCACGCAGGTGGTTAGGCCAGAGATCCGATGGATCGACATGAAGAGCGGTGGCGATGCCGATCGCCGCCGAGGTCCATTCTCCGAATTGATCTACGGGACGGTAGCGGAACGCCGTGATCGCCTGGATGACCCCATAGCTCGCGTCCGGCACCCGGCGCGCCAGCTCCGCCAGGCTCGTGATGCCGGCGGCGCGCATTGCCCGCAGGATGCGCGCATTGCGAAGGGTGACCTTGAGGTTGATGTCGGCGGTCATGATGGTTCTCCTCTTGCCGTACGGGTTGCAGGATTTGTCGGGCCTAACGCCCGCATCAGGGCGATGAAGTCTGAAGCGAGCATGATCACGGCCCACGGCCTGCCGTTCGGACGGTGCCAGACCGTTGCGATATCGCCCGGTCTCCTCTCCGCCATCGCCTGCTCCAGCGCCGGATACAGTCGCAACGCTTCGGTGCGCTTGACCTCGATGTGCACGCCTTCGAAGCCGATGACGTCGGGAGAGTCGGCACCGCCGGCGTACTGCACGCCACGTCGTGCCGGGATGCCGTGGTCGCGGAGAAGCTCCGCCACCTCGCGCTCGCCGCGCTTGCCCTTGTCTCGGCTCGCTTTGCCCATTGTGACCCCCCTCAGAACGGCACGTCGTCGCCGCGCGCCCAGTCGGCGGCGGGCTTGCGGCGGACGGCAGTGACGCCGGCACCCGGAAACTGCCTCTTGGCCTCCAGCACGCCCTCGCCGAGACCTGCGATCAGCGTTGCGATCTCGGCGACGGTGAACACCTGCCCTTCGCGGGCGACGTGGTGCGCCTCGGCCTCGGTACGCACGAGCGAGACGATCTCGCCGGTGTCGGGCAGCACGCACTCCCAGACCTGGGGCGCGAGTGGCACCTCGCCTGCCTCGCGTGCCGATCTATCCAGCGCCTCCCAGGCGCGGCGCATGCCGTCGGTGTGGATGCGGACGTAACCTTCGTGGTTACCGGCGATGGCCTGATCGAGCCGATTCTTCTGCTCGTCGAACTTGGCGCGCAGCAGATCCGACACCAGGAGCCGCAGCCGGCCGACGCCCCACTTGCGCTCCATCGAAATCGCGACCTGGTCGACGCCCTCGACCATCGCCTGGATCCGGTAGGTCTCGGACGAGTAGACGTCCCAAGCCGCAACGCTCTTCCCGACGGTCGACCTAGCCATCCGAGCCCCCGGTGCTCGGGGCGTGTCCGCCGACGCCGGCGGAAGCCGGGCGGAAGCGGAAGCACGCCGCCTGGGGGTATGGGGGTATTATATCTCCGCCGACTTCCGCCGACTTCCGCCGAACTTCCGCCCTCACTTCCGCCACTGTCAGCCCGGCCATTTGATCACCTTCAGGCCCTTTCCTTTGGTCTTCGCGTCGTAGGTTTCTGACCGCAGCATCTGGTTGGTGAGCCAATCGCTCAGCACTCCGCGGGCGATCCGCTTCCGGAGGCCCTGCTTCTCGAGCCAGGGCAGGATGTGACGATCGCTGTTTGGCCGTGAGCTGAAGGGCTCCCCCGCGTCCCAACGACGCTCGATCTCCTCGAAGACCTGCCGCGTCTTGTCCGGAGTGATGTCGGGGGCACTGCTGCCGTCGAACTGGTGCGGCACCAGCACGCCGACCTCGTCGCCATTGGCGATCGTCACGCTGTGGCGCCGGTACCAGGCCGCCGAACCGGAGATCAGGCCCAGGTTGGCCTTTGCGTCGTCCAGGCGCAGGTAGAGATGCTGCTCATCGGTTCCTACCCCCAGCCGTTCGGCATCAGCCTCGGACATCGAAAACAGCGTCTGGACGATACGGGCGACACCGACGAGGGCGCTGGCGCCCCGGGCCGTGTTCATGTTCCCGGCATGGCTGTCGGACGTGCCCTGCGGCGGCTTGGACGTGTGATGCACCAGCAGCACGGCGCAGTTCGCCTCGCGGGCGATCTCGCGGTACATGGCCGCCACGGCCTTGATGTGCTCGTTCGAGTTCTCGTTGACCTCGTGGGTCTCGACGAACGGGTCAACGACGAAGAGCCCGATGTTCTCCCTCTTGATATGCGCGATGCAGGATTTGACGTCGGGCTGGCGAATGACCGTGCCGTGCTTGTCCAGGCGAGCCATCAGCAGCGGCTGGTCGGCCCCGGAATTGAGCGCGACACGCCCTTTCACCTCGTCGAAGCCGATCGCGTGGTGCTGCAGCGCGGCGGCCAGCCTGCGCTTGAGCTCGATGAGGTCGTCCTCGATGTTATAGACCCAGACACGAACCTGCTCGTGGACGCCCTCCCCGGTGATCTCCTGACCGGTTGCCAGCGCGATGGCGCGGGCTATGCCGTGGGTGGATTTACCGACACCGGCAGGCGCCACCAGTACGGTCAAATGCCCACGGATCAGGGCGCGCCCGAGCAGCCATTGGCGCGACGGGAGCATCGCTACGTTCAGATGTTCCAGAAACGCAGGCCGCAGGGCTTCCGGGTTGGGCTCGGCTTCGACCTTGTGCTCGGGGTTGGGCATGTCCCATTTGCGCCGACCGCCCGCGATCATCTGTCCGACCTCGCGCCGGGTATCGGCTGCGGTGTAGCCGGCCAGCGTAAATGTCGACGCCAGGCTCAGGATTTCCTCATCGGTCATGCCGCGCGAGATCCAGTGGCCGACCAGGCGCAGCATGTTGTCATGCCAGTGGTCACCGGCGCGGATGGCGGAGATGCAGGCGTCGACCGACAAGTTCGAGGTGCCGATTTGTAGCGTTGGCGTTGGCGTTGGCGTTGGCGTTGGCGTTGGCGTCGGCGTCGCGGACGGAGACTGAGACGGCGACAACACCGCCTGGGCCACCGGAAACGCCCGCGCAATCTGCTCCGGCATGTAGACTTTTGGCCGGCCATCGTCGAAGTCGAGGAACTCGGTGCGCTCGATGACGCGGCCTTCCTTGATGGGCCAGGCGATCGAGCCGCCCAGGCGCATGACGCGGCTGGGATTTACGACGGAGGGATCACCGTCGAGGGCCTGGGCCAGCGCTGCGTTCTGCTTTCGGCACAGCTCGAGATCCCGCGCCGGCGCTTCCAGCCGCCACAGCATCTGGGCCCGAACGTGGGGATGGCGACCGGTGACCACGACGCCGGTCGGCGGGCAGCCGCGGTTGCGGTAGTTGATCGAGGCCGTCGCCGTCACGTCATCGTCGATGTCGACGTAGAAGGCTGTGAGCGCAAAGACCTCGTCGTCCCCGCATCGCCCGAACGGCGCGATCCCGGGTTGGCGGAGCGCCTGGCCGATATAAAGGTTCTGTCTGGGCCTGCGGTTCTCGACGACCGCACGTTCGACCAATTCGTCGAGCTGGTCGGTGCCGAAGATCGCGGCGTGGCGCAGCTTGCCGTCGCGCGCGTCCGTCCAGGCCAGTTCGATCCGGCCTTCCTGGCAGCCATCGAGCCAGCCCTCGAACAGGTGACCGACATGGCGGCGCATCTGAACCGGATCGGGTTCGAACATGGGCTGAACGTTGGTCATATCCATCGCGGTACGCCGGGGAGAGGACCGGAGGGCCGAAGCCCTCCGGGGGAGGTCAGAACAGCGCTTCTGCCAGCGGATTCGCGGCGGGCTTGGGGGCCGGCGGCGGCACATGCTGCGCGGGCGCCCTGGCGGGAGCCGCCGGCGTGAGATTGCCCTGCCAGATGTCGGCAGCATCGACCGGGCTGACGCCGGGAAGCCCGGCCGGCCGATCCACCCACTTGGCCAGGGCAAGGGTCGGCCGGTAGTTGGTGCCGAACTTGTCCTTCATCGCCTGCGAGCCGGTGCAGGCGATGACCGGAAGCTTGCCGGGGTTAGCGGCCCGCCCCGCTTCGTACTCGCCGTAGACGTCCTTGATGGCGTTCGCCAGATGCAGCGACGATCCGCCGAACTCGACCGCCCC